TGTATTCTGGCAGATTTGCCAGTGTCTTCCATGCTTTAATCTCTCCCCTCAATGCCGCTGTCTTCTCAGGTGTCATGAGGATTGAGTCATTGCGCTTGCGGGCAGCTTCCAACTCTGTCTCGGCCCAATCCTTGATAAACTTCCATGTGCCGCTGTTCTGGTCGAATCTGTTGTCCTCATCAGCGCAGACAAGCGGTTCTGGTTCAATTGTTTGATAGGCAGCAGGTTTAAGAAAAGGGAACCAGTTCATCGTTGATATGATTCTCCCACAGGAGCTTTACCGACAGGCTCAGTAGGTGGCGTTGATACCTCGGCCACAGCCTTCTTATCGCTCAACTCCTTCTGTAGATTCATGCCAGCGGACCCGAGCGCAAGTTGTGCTTTGAGCTTGTCTATCTCGATATTCCTCTTCTCGGCGTATTCCATCATCTTCTGCTGCAAATCCATTTCCTTCATAGTCCTGTCATGCTGCCGCTCTAGTTCTGCCTGTTCAGCCTTGAACTTCAATTCGGCCATATCAGATTGCTGGACCATCTCGGCTTTTTTCAGCTCTCCGTCAACCCGGACCTGTGCAACCTCAAGCACTGGGTTAGCCGGTTGCGGTTGCTGCGCCGCAGCCTCTTCTGCGGCCTGCATCTGGGTATCGTCTTTGAGGATGTTCAGTCGTCTGGACGCGTAGAATTGCTCTATGGCTTTATCCCAGTCCGTCTTACGTGCAATGTCGGGGTCGGCCTTGAGGGCGAATACCTGCAACAAAAGCTGTGCCTGCTGGTCCTTCTCGTACAGCACCGACACACCCCTTGGATCAACGTCGAAGTCACCCTTAATCTCTGAGTTCTCGTTGTACTGCATGTTCCAATCGTAGTACCTACGGAGGTGCCTGCGTGTAACCTGATCGTCATACCGCTTGATCCGGTTGCGGATGCTGGTATTGGCTGAGTCTACCATGATGTTAGTAGCGCCCAGCGTCTCAGGTGTCTCCTGCGCCTCACCCTGGAATATGGTCGGGATGGAAGTTTCTAAGTCGATGAAGCGCAAGGTCAGTTCGATGATACGCTGGAGGGGTTCTTGGTTGTTCTCGATCTGGAATTGAGTGATAGCTTTTCTGATATCGTCTATCTCGCTCTCTGCGTCCGGCCTCCAGATTCTCTTCCCGCCTATCTCCCACTTGCCGTCAGCAGGCTCAAGTCCCATGATAGCCAGGTTGACACCAGCAGAGTCGCCAGCATTGTCCATCATCGCCCGCCATGCCGCGTCAATGACCCTCTGCCCCCACATCATCATGTACGGAATGCCTACGCCCCACGGCTCGTCTGAGACTTTGGTCCACTGGAAGAAATCGTATGGGAGGTCGCCGGTGTCTAGCGTATTCAAGGCCGCTTTGACAGGCCGGTCGTTGATGAACACAACGCAGGCAGACACGCTTTTCTGTTCAGGGCACTCGCACCCTAGCAACTCCATATCTTCTCGGCTTACATCTCCATGATACTCCCATCGCTCGTATAGAGAACCTTTGGTCAATTGCTCGGACTGCACGCGATACTGATTCTTCCGGTTGTCATTGGTAACTGAGGTTTTACGCGGAACTTCTTCCAGCACCTTCATAAGCTGCGCTTCGTTGTACCCAGGCAATCCAATCAATTCCCTGACCTCACGCGGACGGATGGTGTCTTTTTCCCATATATACGATGCCTTAGCAATATCCTCGCCACAGTCCGGGGAAGGATAGACATTCCAGACTGATACCATCTTGCTTGCAGGCTGGTTGTCTTCCTTGGTGTCTAGCACATGGACGGTCTTTTCAAAGCCCGACTCATCCTGCCCAGTCTCAGGTCGCCAGTTACGCTTAACAGATTTTACAACACTCGGCCCCTTGAGTATGCCAGTGCCCATCTTTGAGGCCGACCCGATCAGTTTGCGGCTCTCCCCGTTGAAATCACACTCTGTCAGTTGGTCCTCAATCTCCAACTCCATGCCGCGCATCTTCTTCTCGGCACGGGTTTTGATGTCGAGCGCAACATCCTTCATCCTTGCAGGCTTACCGTTCGCATCGGTGATCGGCTGGCCCTGCTGCATGGCTGGCCGGTCATCTTCCTGCATGTCGCGCATCTTCGGCTTAGGAGTGACCTTCAGCGCCCAGTTCTTATCGTCTACCGGCAACATCGTATCGCTGAACCTGCCCTCAGCAGTCTCGCACCGACCACGCACCACGTTCATGCTAACACGCGACCGATTAGGCCCACGGCTCTTGACCGGCGCTTCACCACTGGCATAGTCCAGCATTGACACCCTATCGCCCTTCTCGTCGGCGTAGTCAATTAGGTTCTCTGATATTTTCCATCTACGCTCTACCCCGCACGCGGCACGGAACTCGATAGCCTCAGAGCGTTTCGCCAGGATAGCCTCAGCAAACGCCTCGATCTTGCTATCCATCACCTCCTGCTCTATCTCGTCAGGTACGGCTTCTTCTTCGATCATCAGTACCCCACGGCAGAGTCAATAGGCGCATAGCCTTGATGGTAGGTTCGTTGTTTCTTTGTCGCACTGGTCTTTCTAGCACCCTCACAAGCATATCTGAGCGCGTCGATGACATGGTTGTTCTTGTCTTCAATCACGCTGAGTACCTTATCGGTGAGCGGGTCTTGTTTGTATTTGTAGGACTTCAATTCATCAATGAGATGCTTGCAACGAGGATGGACAACGATATCAAACGATTGAAGGAACGTGATGCCCTCTTCAATCGACCCTGCGCCTTTGACGGTGGGATTGATCTTCGGATATCCGTTCTTCTTCATGTAACTGATTGTCTCCGGTCTTGCTGAGTCGGCAGTGATAAACCACTTCCTGCTCTCCGGTACGCGGTCAAACAGGTCAGGCAGGTTTACAATCTCGCAGCCGATCATGTATGCCTCATAATCCACATAGAGCCTGTTCCCTTCGATGGATGACCTCACCAGCACAGACGGGTCAACCGAATACCCCCAGTCTGCCCCCAGTCTGTATATTGTCCCAAGCGGTCGCTCAAACTCTTCGATAATCCAGTTCTTGAATACCCTCGCCTCGGAGTGCTGCTTGTACTGACCTAGCCAGATATGAGAGAACTTATCGAAGTCACGGCCCCGGTCATACTCAAGCTCATCTCTCAATTCCTGCGGCAACCACGGATTATCCATGTAGTTGCTCTCTACCACTACCGCGCCAGGGGGCAGAGATGGTCCTCTGAGTAATTGGTCAATCGGGTCGGTAGGTAAGTCAGGGTTCCAACTAAACCACATCTCTGATCCAGGCTTACGTATCGTCGGCCTGAGCAAGTCGAGCGACTTCTGACTTGCCGCCTGCGCTTCCTCAAACCATGCTCGGTCGAACCCCTCTAACGACTTGATCGAATCGGCTGTGTGGTTCTGCATACCCTCAAAGATGATGACCCCACCTTGCTTCGTCAGTATGCGCCGGTCCTGTACTTCAAAGTACCCACCGACATTCATTGCCTCGATCTTCAACTCAAGAAGCTTTTTCACCGAGAACTCAAGGCTTTTCAGCGTCTCACGCAAACACACGTTGTCCAGCCTCTCACGTATGTTCTCTTCAACCATCAACTCAGCGAAGAAATGGCTCTTTGCCGACCCTCGTCCTCCGTATGCTCCTTTGTACCTGGCAGGATGCAGCAGCGGCTCAAACACAGGCGCTGTATCAATGACCAGATCCCTCACTTGAGAATCCTGCGAGTGATGGTATGTACCAACTCAATCGGGTTGTCTTTGTCACCAGTTATCTGCGTTGGGAGTATCTTGCCTAGCAATGTCATGAATGCGTTTGGGTTGTTCTCGGCCTGACTCAACAGATACTTTTCGCCACCGGCTTTATCTAGCGCTGCAAGGACCATCGCTTTTATATCGACAGTTATTTTATTTTGCGCCCCTTTTGGTCTGCCTGGTCCTTTCAGTGTCTTTTTGCCGTTTTTGGGGAGATTATCTTTCATAATAATATCAATGGGAAGATGTCACTCGCTCACTATAGATATACCGTCATTTGCGGGCACCCCGACATACTCAACCCCAGGCCATTCCTTCCGCCCCAGCAGGTTATCCATCGCCTCATCAAGCTCGTATGACACCTCTACCTTGCCGAATATCCTATCCCAGCCGTCCCGATACGCGTCATTGGGAATATGGCATTCACTCAGACCCTTCACTCAGTCACCGCCCGATACATCTCATCCATCGTAGTCAACCCAGCGTCG